ATTTCGTTACCTCCTTAATCTTCTACAAAAATCCAATCATTTGATAGCATGTCACTTTGACTTACTAACCAACCTAATTGAATACCACTTGTTCCATGAAAAGCGACGGCTTTGTTTCCCATATCTGCATGATCTACATTAATAACTTCATCATTAGGTGTTTTGAATGATACATTTGTAGCAAGTTCAATGTATTGGTCTTTACCATTCCAACCTTTACGTTTTACTTTGAAGCCACGTTTTAGATATTTGACTGCTTCGTCAAATCCAAAAGTGGCCACGCCTCCTAATTCAGGACAATTTTCTTCATCAGCAAGAACCCATCCATCATCAAAAATATTAGATAACGTATAAATAACTCTTTCAGTTTCTCTAATATCCATTTCTTTTCCATCTTTTGTATGCATGATTACTGTTTTCTTTTCATCATCCCAATACCAATATCCACCCCATGATGGGAGTTTAATTTTTTCTCCTGCTTGCATAAATTTAAACGCTCTTTCAAATTTCATTTTTACAATCTCCTTTGTTCACTAATTCCGTTTTTCTACCGTTCTAATACCGCTTAACAACCATTTTTTCAATTTTTGGTTTTTAACCATAATAAAAGAGAGCTATTCGCTCTCTTCAACTATTCATTTTTATTTATACTTGGCATTTCATCAGTAAATGTTTCAAGAAATCTAGTCACTTTTTCATTAACCCCTTTAAACATTGGAAGTCCAATTAATGCCCAATTTTTTAGAATGCTTAACAATTCAAAAACAATAAATAATAAAGCAAACACATCACTAATTCCAATTGTGGTGATACCGATTGCTTTAAAGATATCTAGTATTTGTGATGGCAACCACGCAATCAAATCTAAATGAATTAGAAAATCAAGTACAACTAAAAAAAGCAAACATGCAATCATGCTTACTTTTCTAATCATTCCATCAATTCCAATTGTAGAGTTTGTCTTTTTCTCTTTGAATGATCTCATTACACCTAAGAATAAATCAAAAATAATGACAAAAGCAACAAGCGCCAACATTCTATGTGCTTGTAAATAATTAAACAACATTTCCATTTTTTCCATTTTCCTCACCTTCTAAACTTCTAACATAAATTCAATTGACATTAATTCTCTAGGAGTCAACTCAGCTTTATTGATATCTTCTACAGTTACTTTTCTAATATCAATGTTGATATCTTCATCTTGAAGTTTTTCAATTTCTTGTAAAGCTTCTTGCAACTTGTCTTCTGGAATGTCATATTGACGTGTTGCTTCATCAATGATAGCTTTTTCGTCTTTATCCTTATTTGCAGCTTCTTCTAATACTTTCGTACGTGCATCATCATAAGGCTTTAATTCATCATCCAATAATTTAATATTTTTTCCTACACGATATGCTACTACACTAGACATACCAGCCGTATTATTTAACTTTATCAATACATTTCTACTGTTTAAAATATCTTTAATTTTCATATACACTTTTCACTCCTAATTTGTTTTAATATATTTCAGTATCGCATACCCTGTCACATCAGCAAAACCATTTGATTGACCGACCTGTAATATTAAATTTGTTTTAGTCACTTGAACAGAGATACCATCATGGTCATTATCTTTATGTGCACGTGGCATCATATGATTTGTTCCATCATTAAACATTACAAACAAGTCGCAACTCAATATCCTGTGCAAGTTTGATATGTTATGCGCAACGTATTTATCTTTAGTAAATCCACTTACAGATACTACTTTGCAATATATTTTTTTGCCGTCAATCCAGTATTCTCCTGTCCACTGTTCATCAGTAGAATACTTAAAATACACGTCTTTCTTTCTAACTACATTTCCAAAGAAATCTATAAACGACATATTAATCAATATTTACTATCTTCATTGATTATCTAGCCCAAATAGTAGCTAAGCCCTCATTATTGCTAGAGCGATAACGAATTTTATTATTTCCTAAATAATCTAATCCGGCCCAGTAATAATCACTATATCTGACCTGAAAATAACCATTACTATCTTGACCTATCATATTTTCTAAAGCTGTCTTAGGAATTACTGTAGAACTCAATATTCTATACTGATCCGCTGGATATGTTCCTATGGTGAGTAGAAACTCATTGTATTTTGATAAGTCTACTGTAATTGTTTTAAACCCACCACAGTTTATATCTAGTCGTTGCCACTCCTTTGAAATTTCTAAACTGTTTCCATTGGAGCATACTACATCCCTTGCTCTAACTTTATTACCGAAAAAATCAATAAAACTCATAACTTTACTTCTAAATCAATTAATTTAAATAATGTTATCCAGTTGTTTTTGTATACCACAATGTCAATACAACATCATATCTTGTGTTTCCATTAGTATTTATATAAACATCTCCACCAGTAGTTACGAATAAATCAGTATTTACTGTACTATTCATACCACTAATTTTATCGCTTGCTCTCATAGAATATTCATACCTTATATTTCTATCAAAATTAGGAATGTTAGTAATTTTCTTAAAAGCATTGATCGTTCCTAAATTGTAAGATACCTGATAGATTTTGTGTCCATCTATCCAATATTCGCCCGTCCATTGTTCATTGGTTGAATATTTAAGATATACATCCTTTTTCCTGACAAAATTTCCAAAGAAATCTACGAAAGCCATTGGATATCACCCTTTAAATGCTTACTAACTAATCTAGAAGCACACCTTCTTTCCAAGGGCACAATATCTAATAGTAAATATTGCACCCCCCCGACGATTTTCGCTGTATTATGTTTCATTTTAAAATACCTCCTAATTAAAAATCATATGTTGATTGTAATCCAAACATATATTTTTGTGTTCCTGTTTCATCATAAATGTTTCCTTCCAACATTATGTTACTAGATTCAATTATCAGTCCTGATAATTTATCAGAATTGCCAATCCATCCTAATCCTATAAACGCTTTATCAGATTCAGTAGGAGCTTTGAATACTATTGATCTTTCTCCTATACTTGTCGAACGCGTAAAAGATCCTGTTTCATTCATACCAGTTATTGTTATTTTATCAGCTCTCATATCTATAGAATAATTTCTACCACTTCCGGTATTTTCTATTGATATGATCCCATCACTACGTATCTCATAAGAAGATGTAAATCCATCATAAGAAGTGCCCTGTGCTGAAATCTTATCTAAAGAAATATTTATTCCACCAATGGTTCCGCTTGTTGCAGTTAAGACACCTAATGAAGTAACAGAAAACTTATCATTAATCGATATCGAACCTGCAGTAATTGCGCCTAGGTTTGCCGATATAGCACTTAGCGAATCTGTTTTTAAATTTTCAACAGAAATATAATGAACAACCCATTTTGAACCGTCCCATCTTTTGATTGGATTGCCTGACGCAGTTTGCCACAACTGCCCTGTTACAGGATTAGACGGAGCTGTTGGGGAAACAGTAATAGCATCATTACCATCTTCCCCGTCATTTACTCTAATTAATGTAATAGAGCCTCTAGCTTTTACAGACATAATTTATCCTTCTAATTGGACGGTATAGTTACATCTTGAATCCACATCTCCAGCTTGGACTGTTAATGTTGATCCAGAAGCTGTAGAAGTAGTAGCTCCATCTTTATACCATTTGATTGTTCCTAGAGCTGCTAATGCCGAACCAGTTACTTCTGCACCTCCTTGGTAAACTCGGGCTGTTAATGTTGTAGCAATATCAGTATTTTTAAAGATTGTCCCATTCGATGATGAAATTACAATTACTAAAGCATCTTTTCCATTAGATCCATTTACTCCTTGTCTTGAAACAGAATAAGATGTTGTAGACTTCCCGTCACTGTAAGTTACCACTGTCTTTGTCCATAGATATGATCCTTGAGCAACATTTGGGATTGTTGAAGACCATGTACCGCTAGGAGTTGTAGTTCCACTGGTACTTGCTTGATATGTTACCTCTGTTTTAGAAACCGTAACAGATGAACCATTTTTAGCGTTATATGAAACTGAGTATGCAGTTGTAGACTTCCCGTCACTGTAAGTTACCACTGTCTTTGTCCATAAATAAGCCCCTTGTCCTACTGTTGGAACTGTAGATGACCATGCACTTGTAGGTGCAGTTGTACCACTTGCACCAACTTGATAAGTGACTTCAGTCGATTTAATTGTAACTGATGTCCCGTTGCTTCCTCTAAATGCAATAGACCAACTAAATGTTTTATTAATTGTAATTTCCCCGATTTTTACAGGAATGATAACACTTCCACTTTTAGTTAAAGCGGATGTTGCTGTAATAGTTAAAGTAGGTACAGGTGTTTTCCCGTCGCTGACAATTGATAAACCTGTAGGACAAGTCACATCCCCAACTTCACAATTTACAACATTTTCTCCTTGTAAAGCTTGAACTTGACAAGTTGCTGTTTGTGTTCCATCAACAGCCGATGTAGTTCCTAAAAAAGTATGATTCTCATTCGTTAATACAACGGTAAAACCATCTGTTAAATCTATCAAATCAATTTGTGCACTTGCTTTAATTGCCATTTTATAATCTCCTTTTATCAATAATCAAAATCACAAGTAAATGTACTTTTAATGTATACATCCCTTGTTGTTATAGTCAAAATAAAGCCATTATCACTAATGCGTTCATCTGTTGATAACAGCTCTTTAAATTCATCTTCATTCATTCTTTTTACTTTCCAAATGATCCTTGCATTTTTACCAAAAATATTATACATATCATTTGAATTTTCAATTCTTTTATCTCCAACGATAATTGACACGGTAAAAGTTGTAGAGATATCGCTGTTTTTAAATGATGTCCCGTTTGAACTGCTGACATGTAATACAATTGCGTCTTTACCATCTCTTAAATTGATACAGGTAACCTCACAAGTTGCTTTTACACTATTATTGATATAGCCGTCAAAATAGTATGTCTTCTTATCTATAAAATCCGATGATTTGACTAGTAATTCCTTTTCTTTTGAAAGTATCTCTCCATCTTGTGCATACCATATAATTTCAAATTTTGAAGTGATATCAACTCCATTGTTCTTAATCAAAGCTGTTAGAATCGTTTGATCATCATCGTTTTTAAATAAGATACCATTGTTAGAAATAATATTTGCATCATAAATTTTATTTTGTGCTATTAGATCCTTCATCTCGTTTAACAATGAAGAATTAACTTGAGATTCAAGTTCCTCAAAATTATCAAATGTCGTTTTACAATTATCTTTATTTACAAAAGAAATTTGTTGCTCAGTAATACGGGCCTTTAAATACAAAGTTGGTTTGTATTCACTGTCTTCAATAACAAATGTATCCCCTATATCAGCATCAATATAGCCATCAACTGTATACGATACCTGAGGTATGCAGTTCTTTTTTAATTGTGCAAGAGCTTGGCCATATAATGTGTTTACATTATCCGTATCATAAGTCCATACTTTGCAAATATAACGACCGTTTATATCAGCCATCAATGTTGAAGGGAATCTGTCTCTTGCTTGAGGAGCTAGAATTTCAATAGTTCCTTTAGGGCTAGAATATTCTAAATTTCCATTTGCGTCAAATTCGCTTTTATCAAGATCCGCTAAAGTCAAATCATTATTGCCTGTTGGTCTAATAGCAGTGTATAACTCAGTAATATCACTTTTTTTCGATATTCCTTTTATATCATTTCCATATTTGATAGTACCTTGTTTTGTTTTATCGGAGCCAATCCCTTGATGATTGTCATCATGTTCTCTATAGACATTCATGACTATTCTTTTAAGTGAATAATCCTTATCCAATTCGGTTACAAATTCAAGCTCAGTATCAAATACATTTGCTAGAGAAAACAGTCTGGCAAGAATAGTATCCGTACCTTCCCATTCGTTTGTTATACGTTTGTCACTGACTTCATTTATTCCTATTTCAAAAGGCTTTTCAAAGTTGAATGCTGTAATATACTGCTCAAACGACATTGCACCAGACGCCTTATACGAACCTGTTTCTTCATTTGTTAATTCAAGAGATAAACCATATGCAGTAACTGTTGTATATATCTCATCTCTATCAACATCGACAATATTTAAATAATATCCTTTATCTTTATATAAAAACGATATTTTGTTTCCTACTGTCAAAAATTGAGCATCCTCATGATCAGTAAATGTTTTGAATGAATAAGTATATGCTGCACCTTTTAAATAAGTGTGTAACTCATCATCCCAATAGTGCATTGCTTTTTCAATTGAATTATCAAGAAAAGCGCATACTTCATCATATGCGCTCAAAACTGCAATTCTAATATATTCCATTTTCTACAACCACGCCTCTCTTATTCTGACTTTTATTGTTGGTTGAGTTTTTGTCCACTCACTAACGTAGAATTTGATCTTTGTTTTTCCTGGAGCTGCTTTGAAATATTGAGTACCTAATATCTCTTCACTTTGTTTTTGCATTCCATTGACGAAAAAATGTGATGTCTCACCATCAATAGAAAGAACCGAGTGTTTTGAATATCTGTTGGGTACATCGTTCCATTTATCAACATGCATTTTTTGGATATAGAAATTATCAAACCCTGCATAGTACATGAATTTGTTGCCATTTCTATCACCCCATTGTTTTATGGAAATTTGAACTTTTGCACATTTCATATTTTCAATTTCAGGAACTGTGTAAGTGTAATACTTTCCATAATAAAAAAAGGTTATTCTTGAACCTTCTTTACGTAAATCACAATGCCCCCAATCCCAATACCAGGGATTTTGAGATTGTAAATGCGAAGTTGTATAATTCCATGTTTTTAATACTTTTCCAGCCATGGCATCTGAAGATTTAACATCAGGATTATAGACAACAAAATCATATGAAGCTGTATTTCCAACGGAGTCCGTTTTATACCAGTTACACCCTGCAATAAGTTTATTGTCCTCGGTTAAAAAACTGATAGACATTTCACCAGTTTGCCCCATCACATTTGCATAAAACAAAAGATGAAAATATGAATACCAATTTTTACAACCTGTATCTCCATTTGAATCTGCGGGTAAAATGAACGTTCTCATTCCTCCATTTGCTGAACCTTTTTTTGTTCCGACACTGCCAAATTTTAAAAAGGTCTTGCCATGCCAACTATCGGTGGCAAGTGTTCCGCTTGTCCCGTACAATGGGTGCATAGCATCTTTACCAGCAGTATCATCCTTTGCGTTTATAAAATCATTCAAAGTAGCCAATGTTTCATTTTGTTGATAAACTGTTCCATCCACCTCATCAATTTTACCAAACTCCATAACACCATGTTCGGATACAATTCCTAAATATCCTGTTTCGGCATTGTTGGTTACTTCATAATCAATAGTAGCTGATTCAGTTCCATTGTTTTGAACGTTGACAACCAATTCATCATCTTCAATAACACCTTCAAACTCTTTTAAAACAGTTGAATATTTGCAAGGATCAGCGCAATAGATTTCAAACTCACCGATAACGCTATTTTTCCCGGGTTCGATGTCTGTATTTCCTTCTTTTGTTCCAATAAAATATTTATCAGGTTCATCGTTGAAAATGATTTTAACTTGTTCTGCACTTAAAATTTGATTCATTCTATTGAATGCTTCTCTAAATTTTCTATCAGTATCACATATCAATTGAAATTTTACTATGATTGTACGAGATGGATATGTCTTATATTGATATTTAGAACCACTAATTCCATCAACAGAGGAACTTTTAATAGAAGCGGACAATAATTCACGTCCGCTCACATTTAATGTTCTATACCCTTCTATTTCGTTTTCAAGATAAACTCCGTTATATGACATTGCTTCAGCTGGCAGAAACGTTTCTACAATATCATCTACATCTATGAATTTATAAGACATCAGTTTTCACCTCTCAATTTTTTTAGAAATTTTTCATCTTTTTTAGCATTTTCCTGATCGTACTTGTAAGTTTCTTTACTTAACGTTTTTCCATCCATTTCATTTGTAATTGTGAAATAGTATTCATTCTTGCTGTTATCTCCGCCGTTAGAATTAATATAGTCGTCATTGTAATCAACGTAATGTTCTACGCTTGCAACTCCCATATCTCCAGCAAAGGAATATTGCATTCCTAGATTACTGATATCACCAACATACGATTGTACAGTATTGAATATTTTTTGAGCTTGATTTCCAATCAAACGAGTATAACCACCGATACCTTTAGCAACACCAGTATCAAGCATTCTACCTACCCATTTACCCCAACGGGATGGTGAATGAATTCCAAAGAATCCTAACACTTTATCTTTGAATGAGCCTAGAGCTTTTTTAGCTGCGTCCCATAATTGACCTGCGGCACTTGAAATTCCTTTTGCGATTCCTTTGATGACATTGACACCAACTTCCAACCAGTTTGTATCTTTAAATGTTGAGATAATCTTTTTAGCAACTTTGGCTACACCTGAAACAACATGAGGTATCGCTGAAATCAATCCTGAAGCTAATTTCAAAATGATTTGAACACCTGCAGTCATGATTTGAGGAAGATTTGTAATGATTGCATTTAAAATCGCTCTTATCAACTCAACTGTAGCATTGATTATTTGTGGTAAATTATTGATTAAGCCACCAACTAATGTATTGATGATTTCTACCGCACCATTAAGGATCGTTGGAAGATTTCCCCTAATTGTATCGATTAACGTTGTGATAATTTGAATTGCTCCTACGACTATTTGTGGTAGCATTTGAACAATACCGGTAGCAATATTTTGTAGAATTTGAACGCCCATTTGTATCATTGTAGGCAGTTGTGTTTGAATCGCTGTTGTAATATTGGTAATCATAGTTTGAATTCCTACCAATATTAAAGGCATGTTATCTAAAATACCTTGTGTAATTGAAACAATGAATTGTAATCCAATTCCAAGCAATTGAGGTATAGCATTTAATATTGCGCCACCTAAAGTACCAACAATTAGCAACGCGCTTTTAACAATTGATTGAGCGTTAGCTGATATTCCCTGAATAATTGAATTCAATATTTGCATACCTGCATTTACAACAAGTGGTAATGTTTTTGTTATTCCAACTGATAAGTGAACAAGTAACTGTACTCCTGAACTTGCTAACATAGGCATTTGACTAGTAATTCCTTTTACAAAATTACCAATCACTTTAGGTGCCTGTGTAACGACCGTTGCAATCATCTTATCAATTTGACTTCCAAACTGATTATTTATAATTCCTAATCCAGCAACAACTAATCCTAAAATAGCTGCAGGTCCTACTGATTTCATAGCAATTGCAAATACTTTAGTTAATCCTGTCGTCATTGTTGACATAGCTTTTATACCGACATCCGTTGATTTTTTTAATCCTTTGCTGATTCCTGAACCCATCTTCATGAATTTATCAGGGATTTTTTTTGATACTTTATCAAACGCATCCCCTAGCTCTTGAGAGACTAATATTCCATTCATTTTTATGCCTAATAAATTCCCTAGCACTCTCTTTTTAATAGGGGCCGGCATTAATTTATTCATGCTGTCGACGAATGTATTTTTAAGAATATTCAGGCTTTTTCTTACACTACCGATAGAGCTTTTAAGCCCGGTAACTTTGCTTGATAATAAATCAAAACCTCCACCTAGGGATTTTATATAATCGACGCTTCCACCAACAACAAAAAGAGCACTTCCTAGTGCTCCAATTTGTGGAATGAGTGCTCCAACATCTTTTAAATTTTCAATTCCGCCAGCTATGACATTCATAGTTGCTTCAGCGGTTTTACCGAACTGAGAAATCATTTCTCTCATTTGAGGCAGTTTATTTTTAGAAAGCATATTATCAATTGCTTGCATGATGCTTAGAACACCACGAGTCGTTGCAGCTTTCATGTTATCAATCGTACCTGTCCAAGATGAACCGGCTTGTAACGCTGCACCAGCAATCTTATCAACTCCATTAGTTCCCTCTGCCATAGCTTTTTCTACAACATCTAAGAACTGTTCAGTAGTGATTGTTTTTGCCGATAAATCTTCTTGTACATCGGCTGCGTTTCTTCCAACTGCTTTAGCATAGATTCCAACTGCGTTGATACCAACATCAAATAATCGGTTCAATTGTTCCATTTCAACTGTACCTTTGGTTCGCATTTTTGCTAAGGCATCAGTAACTGTCTCTAATTGTTCATTAGTTCCTTTACCATAGAAACTGACCGCATCTGCCCAAATGCCAACAGACTTAGTCGCTTTTGATAAATCCATACCACGAGTAACAAAGTTTTGAGTTGCTTTTGCTGCAATATCCAATCCATACGCAGTACCTTTAGTGATTTTCTTTAAATCTTCTAATGCCTTAGTAGCATTTTCTGCACTACCTGTAATTTGAGTGATAGTACGGTTGAACGCTTCCATAGTGTCTTGTCGACCCATAGCTGAAGAAATAGAACTTTTAACTAAGTTAGCACTTGCACTCAAAGCTTTAAAAACCCCTATACCACTAGCAATTTTCATGATGGAACTTGTAGCACTTTCACTTGCAGTTTTGATTCCTGTAAGACTGTTGTTAGCCGTTTTCATAGTGCTTGTAAAATTTGAATCAACAGCACTAAGCACAGCTTTTACACTATATGTTTCCAATAATTATCACTTCCCTTCTTGAATTTTTATTGCTTCTTGAATTCTTGAAATAAGAGAGGAAGTATCTTTTTTATTATCCAACTGATTTTCGATTTTTTTACGATTAAAGAATTGATTAAATGTGCGATAAAAATATCTACCGCTTTTTTTCCTAGACTTAGCTTGTCGAATGGCCCACGCCAACAAGAAAATTTGTTCCTGTTGATCAACAAGTTTATATTTAGCACCTGACATCAAATACTTATATTCATTAATCGTTAAACGATTGATTTTATCAATATCATTGATATTTAAATATCGAAAACAGTTTTCTACTATTTTTTCATATGTTATTCTGTCGCTTGAATTTGAGTTGCTTCCATTGCTTCCAATCTTTCTTGTTCTTTTTGATAATTTTCTAACAGTTTCTCTGCTTTCTTCTTTGTAGCATTCGACTTTTTTAGTTCTTCTAGCACATCATCAAAAAGAGAATCGATATTTGTTTCTTCATCATCGATATAGTTATCAAGCTGATCTTGAGTGATTCTTGGCTTTTCAGTCATATTTGCTACAAACAAGCAATCGGATAAAGTAACAGTATTCCCTGTCAATAAATTAGGAATCAATGTTTCCAATCCAATTCCAAATTGAATCCCATCTTGTTTGATTGATGATTTTCCGTCTAAATGTCTCACAAATCCAATCCCAAATTTAAAGTTGTATACTTTTTCATTAATAATTAATTCCATTTCTTTTTCTCCTTTAAATAAAATAAAAAACGAGTATTTCTACTCGCTTATTCTTCAGCTGTAACATCTTTGAAAACATATGATGCGATTTCTTCTTGCTCTTTTGTCAAAGATGCATAGCCATCTGCACCATTGCCGTTTGCTCCAAATGTTAACGATACTTCCACATTGCCATCCGCACTTGAAGATGTTGAGCATTCTGTTAAAAATCCTTGATAATATTTAGCTTTATATTTTCCTTGATTAGTGCTTTCTCCTGGTTCGGCTAAATTTACTTCCCAGCATTCAACTAATTTATCACCTAGCATAGCTTTTTCTAATTTATCAATCATTTCGTCACCTTTTGTTAATAAAGATGTACTTGTAATTTCAATTTCAGCAGATCCAGGTGTACGAACATTTCCGTCTTTAGTGGCTGTTGAATCAGCATCTTTTGAAGCAGTTCTTTCATTTTCAGTAGTGAAAGCCAACGCTCCTGCAGATTTTGTTTTTGAATCTTCAGCAACTCTAAAGAGATAAACTAATTTCTTCCCTGAAACAGTTTCAGGAGAAGTACCTGAAAACATTTGTAAATCAATTTTTCTATTCACTTGTTTTTCCTCCTTGTATTTTTTTGGCTTTTGGTGAGGACTTGAATCCAAATTCAATAATGCAATGCATAAGTGGTGTTGATGTAGTAGTATCGGTCAAGATACGTTGATCTGCATTCCTTACATCCCACTTATAATTACTCGTATATTCAAGGCTTCTTGCCAGTTGCTTAATTGTATATGCCATTTTTGAGACAGTCCCTCTTTTTTTAGGTGTATCATTCCATATATGGATTGTCTGATAAACATCATTAAAGATTGCTGTCTTATTACCTAAATCATCAGTTTGTTGACTGTCGGCAATATAGATAAAAGGATATGGGGTATTTTCAGGAGGCATATATCCATCAAAAACCATATCCCTGTATATTTTTTTTAATTCCACTAAAAAGTAGCTGAATAATTCTTGTTGAGGATCCATAACACACCTCATTTCATTAGTTTCTTTAGTTCTCTTTTGAAGATTTCTTTTTGAATGTTGAAAGATGGTCTTACAAAGGGCTGGGCCGACATGAAACGTGTTCCATATTCAGGATAAGGTGAATAGTATGTTGTTGGTTCAACCGTTGCTGTTAAATTCAAATCAGTAAATGTACATCGAATACTTCTTTTTGTTGCGCCTGTCGAGTATCCTTTAACAAAAACTGCATTTCTTGTCATTAAAGTTTGCAATTCAGCACCATTCTTTTTTACAACTGTTCTGGCATCATCGAGAGTAGCATTTTTTTTGAGTTTAGCCTCCAATTCCTTAATGCCTGTAATCTTAATACTTCTACCCATTTTGTACCTCATGAACGATAAATGAATGTTTATTTCTAAGGGTTCTAGAATAATCCACTCGATAAATCTTATTATCAATTCTAATAGAATCGTAGGACTTATCATAATGGTTTTGAATATGAATCGTTTTACTTCTTTGCTTGATAGAACCATAAACAATTTGCATTGTTTCAGTCCTTGTATCCATGACAGAGGCCATTACACAGGTTTCATCTACTGTATCCTCTCCATAATCTCCGTTAGTAGGATCATACTCACCTTGTGTAACTTTTTGAAAATAAATAGGAGTGTCATATCTCATAAGAATTTGACAACTCCTTTTACTTCGTTCTTTTTATTTTTCCAAACTTCTATATCATCTAGATACCCCTTGAAATCATTGTCGCTGAATGACATGGTTTCTCCTTCAACAGAATGACTTGTGACTCCTTCAGAACCAATCTTGTTGTATCTAACAATTGAAACTTCAGTAACGATATATTCTAATTCAGTTGGTACTTCTTCAACATCCAATAGTGTTTTTAAACGATTAGTAGTAAGACGAATAATCACATCTAATGTCCTGTTAGGTTTTTCTTCAGGAAATCCTAATAACGCAGTTACATCATCAATGATTGCCATAACTATTCACTTTTAGCTTTTTTAGTTGTTTTCTTAGGCGTTTGCTTTTCATCTTCTACTTTATCATTTTCTTCAATGTTTTTTTCTTCATCCTCAATATAAGTGATGAGTGGTGTTTCTAGTTTATTTTTTGATGTTGCCAATTCAATGATACGTTCCCTAGATGGTTCAAAACCATCTCTAGGGTACATATCACCAGCATTGTAAATATGATCATCATCTGTTAAATCAACGAATCTTTTAATTGCAACATACATTAAGCAGCTTCTCCTGGAGTGATTGTTCCTTTGAATACGCCATCAACGTATTCAACAAAGAATTTAACACCACACATTAATAATGTTTCAATTGTTGCATTGTCTGTTTTAGAAGTGTGAACCATACCCACTAAACCTGTTGTATCACTTGTTAAGCCAAATGTATCAGCAACATCCCCATTGTTTGTTGGAATATAAGCACCCGCAATGTTTTCTTTGGCAGTACCATATACTGTACCTTTTTCTAATTCAGGTGAAACGATGACATCACCTAAACCTAAGAAATTCTTTAAGTATGTGAATCCATAAGCGGTTTGTAAAGTGATTTCTTTTGAACCTAAATATTCAGCAATATCATCTGTAGATACAAAATAAATAGGTGTAACTGTTTCATCTTTATAATGTTTAACTAATTCTCCCCACACTGCAGATAAGGCAGATTGTAAAGTTTTACCGGTAGCAGTACCAGTACCTTCTTTTAATGTAGAATAGAAAGTCTTTTTGATTTGTCCTTGAATGACACCGACCATTTTTTCATCAGTTTGGTTAATTGCAATATTTCTACCTGAACGTTGGATTGCTTCTGCAGTAGTTGATTTACGATATTTTTCTAATGTTAAATCAATATCTTTAACTTTCTTTCTAGTTACTTTAGTTAAACCGATTGTTTCACCTTCTCCAACTTGAGGAGCAACTGTACCAACCTCCATTTTATAGATTTTGATTGTTGTTCCTGAAGACATTGGTGTTAATTCAGTAACCCCTAATAAATCTTGTAATTCATTAATATTTGAACTGATTCTAGAAGTATAATCAATCGAAATACCTGGTTCTAAATCAGCTGTTACTGTTGTACCTGTTGGTGCAGCAAATAATTGCAAATTAAATTGTTTTCTCATATATTTTTCTCCTTTTTATCTAAATAATTCAGGATGTTCAGCCATTGCCTTTTGACGTTCAGATCTATTTTTGATTTTTAAGATATCTTCTTTTGTCAATTCTTTTGAACCATCCTTTAAGCGAGGAGTTTTTCCTCTTAAAGCTTCAGCTACAGCTTTTTGAACAGCATCATTGAAGTTTTTAACAAAATTTTCTACATTTGTTTTTGTTGTTTCAGCGTCTTCAGCTACTAAATTCCCTAATAATTCATCATTAACAACGATTTTTGAATCATTTAAGATTCCTCTAGCAACTTTTGTCATTGCTCCAATAGCTTTTTCTTTTTCATAACCGGCAATTTTCTTTTGAAGTTCTTCCATTTCATGCTTTCTTTTTTCTTCTTCGGTCATGTTTTTTAATCGTTCAGCTTCTGCAGCTTTTGCACTTTTTTCTTTTTGTCTTTTTTCCCATTCGGCGAATTTTCGATTGATGATGTTGTTTACATCTTCATCAGTGTATTTTTTATCTTCTTTTTCATCATCACCTGATTTATCTTCAGGATCGTCAGTTCCACCTGAACCACCTTCTCCGCCATCATCAGCGAATAACTGTAAATTGAAGTTTCTTTTATGGGATAATTTTAATAATTCTTCTAATTCTTTTTTCATTTTTTTATCTCCTATCCGTATCTTTTAGAGAGTTACACGCCTGCTCTTCTCCGTAGCTTAAAGTTTCCACGCCTGATTCATCCATATCTTTTAAAGTCATAAATGCTTGGACAAAATAAAAAAGCGTCACATACGCTAAATTTTGATTTCTAATTGTACATAATCAGGGTAAGTATGACTTACCTCTCTACATCCAATTACAAAGCCATTAACTAATGTAATTGACTTGCATGTTGGATGATATACACCTATATATCCCTCTCCTTTTTCTAGAGAGGCTTTTATTTTATCTTTGGTTAATTCTTCCAAGCTATAGCAAAGTGTCTGTAATAGCGTAGAAATTGCTGAACAAACAATATCATCACCACACGTGTTGTAATTTGCATGGCCAACACATTTAATTGCTATATGTTCCTTAGAAATTCCAACTGTAATCTTGATCATATAAGTTCCTCTTTAAGAAAATAAAAAGCAATCACCCTCGATTGCCATATTTTTTCTTATTTCTTTCCAATGATTTTGTTTTGCTTTTTGGTGGCGGTACATAACAGTCATATTTCTCATGACGGATACGTCCACAAATCATACACATATACTGAATTTTCTTAACAATAACATGCCTTTTCTTATCAAAATATTGAATAGTGCGATATTCAAACTCTTGATGATGATGCGGTCTTAAACCTTCAGCCATAGAAAACCTCCTTTCTCAAAAATTGAGTACAAAAAAAGCAAGTCGTTTAAACTTGCTCGTTAAATATATTCAGTTTCTTTAAATATCTTTTGAAGTTTAGGTGCTTGTATTGCTAACCAATCAACCATTTCTTCATTGTGCCACTTACAATTTTCATGAAGTCCCGATTCACATAAAAAAGCATGGATTAACTCATGCCTTATTACTTGCTTTCTATATTTAGCTACATCTTCAATTTCAATTTCTTCATATCGGAAATCTGTAATAACTATCTTTTTTGAAGTGTAATCAGTATATCCAAAATTGTTTTTTAATAATGGATCATTATCACAATTACTCTCAATAATTCTATATTCAGTTCCCAAAACTGAAACTTCTTTTAAAATTTTCATAAATACTCCTTAATTTAGTTAAAATAAAAACCGACTACTTGTCGGCTTGATTATATCAGTTTGTTAAATATCCATTTTCATATAAAAATAGCATTTCATCAGTGCTAAGGTAATCAAAAAGTGTTTCAATATGACCATAATCTTCTGAAACATCTTTAGGGATAGCGGGTTTAAATTCTTTAGGAATAAAACCTAACTTATCACATATTCTTTTATATTCAGTTTCAATTGCTTGTTTATTCATTTGATATCACCTCTATTATTACCCCTGCATCTTCAAACATCTCTTCTACTCTTTTAGTATATCCATCTTTTTGTAAAACATCAAGTGCCAGAGAAGCAATATTTATGTTGAATTTATCACTGTTTTTTATTAGATATTTATATATATTACCATTATGACAAACAACAAGTCCAAACAAATATTTTCTTTTACCTGCTACCACTAAATCATTTATGCTTGGTACACTACTTCCTGGATGATTATGCATACCAATAATACTATAATCGTCAATTTCATCTAAAAACTTAGACATTTCTTTAGTAGGAACACAACTGAAATCAATGTTTCTTTTGTTGCTGATAAGTGTTTTACCGGTTTTGGTATCAATGTATGCTAAGTCTTCGTATTTTGTTCCTGATCTATGTTCAAGAATCTGTTTTGCAAGATAATAAACATTTCTATTAACATTTTTATCATTTGATAATTTATCAAATTGTCTTCTAAACTTACTTGAATTCAACATATTTTTACTTACTACAGAATTTTTATAAGACACTTTCTTACTTGATTCAGTCTCTTTAGTATTCTTTAAAGTTTTATATTCATCAAATCTCAAACTATGTTTACCACTAGCAAGTCCGTCCAACCATTCATTATAGATTTTTCTATCCATATGAGGTCCTGTTGAACAATGACAATTAGGATGCATTGGTGGAGCGTTGTCTCCAATGTTCATCCGATTTATTGGAAAAACCTTACCATCTAACGCTCTACAAGTATCACACGCATCACCGATTCCACAAGTTATGTATTCATATTCATCAAATCCATTTGCTTCATATGATTTTTGTTGTGCAGCAATTTGAACTCTAGCAAGTTCAGTCCTCATTAATCGTTGTGCATCACTGATTTTAACATTGAAACGTTTTCTTAATAGTCTGGCTAATTCATTAGGATTTTTTCCTTGGATAAGTCCTGTTGCTAGCAAACTCTCAAGATCATACTTTAGCAAATCTTGATGCATCCAAATCCTATCACTGAATGTTGCATTGTGAAATGATGCGTTGACAATTGAATGTACTGTATCAGCATTATCTAAAATTGTTGGTCCTAAAATACCAGCTTGTCTTTGTATTTCATCAAGTGTTCTATTTTCAAGAAGTTCATCCATGTATTTTTCTAATTCATCATGGCCACTCACTAAAGCTAGGCCAATATTCGCTTTTAACAATTCAAGTCTATTAACTTTCATTGTCAAATTGTAAAGTTTCATTTCAGCATTTGCCTGTTTAGAAAAATTCTTTTCTTCAACATACTTTTTAGCTTTTCTTGAATAAGCTTCCATATCCAAATTAGAAGCTCTTTTTTTAGTTTCGGCCAATGTAATGCCAGTATCTTTTGCATACTTAGCATAGAAGTTATTGATTTCAGATTGCACTTCATCCATCATTCTTTGATAGATTTCTTTAATCTTCTTATCATACTCTTTTTCATCTTTGATATTCTTCAAGCGTTGTTTTTCTTCTCTTAAACGCCAATATTCAGCACTGTTCATCTATTATTTGAACATCCTTTTATCAACAATAGATTCTTTAGAAGTTTCATCTTCCTGCTTGATTTTTTCTTTTTCTTCTTGAACATCTTCAACGATTGAAAGAGAAGATAGTTGAGTATCTTTAGAAACAACTCCTTCTAAGTTTTGAGCAATTTGTGTTTCTTCAAGTACGTTTGCTGGATAGTTTTGACTAAATTTATAAGTAACATCAACCCATTTATCTTCATGAATTGTGTTGATTGGGTTACTGAAAATAAGTTTATATCTTCTATCTAAAGCACCTGTGAACTTTCTTTCTTTTGTCTTGGCCAAGTTTGACATAGAAAGCAACTTATACTTAAGCGCAATTCCTGAACTTGTACCAAAGTTTTCATCATTGATGTTAGGTGTCATAGACATTTGAAAAATCAATCTTTCTAGGCGATTAATGAGATTTTCCTGTGACCCATCAGCATTAGGCTTTTCAAGAAATCCTACATCAACTGTATTGGATTCTTCATCAAAATTAATGATCCTGTTATTTCTAATATGAACAATTCCGTCTTTATCAACTTTTGCACCGATAATTTTTAGATATGCATCCGCAAAGTAATCAACATCATTTGCTTTTTCGCTTATTGCTTTATTGTAGGCATTGATCATTGACCATGTACTTTCAAAAGCACTCATGCGTTCGGCGTTTTCTACATATTCAGTAACTGGAACACCATCAAAGCCATGAAGTGAACCTTCATCAACGAAATGCATACCACTTTTATTACTGAATTCATAAACGTAAGAATCATCACTCAAATAACCATGCATAATACTATTTGAATCGTAGTAATATGTAACGAAAAACCTTGGTTCTGGAACGATTGAATCATCATATACAATAAATCCTTTGGTTGGTTCAATGTACCTAATACCCACCTTTGCGTCTTCATTGATAAAATACATTTCATAACATTTGCCATAGATACTGCAGTTTTTTGAAATCTCTGCATTGTTATCATCTTGATGATTTCTCTTATCCAATTCATTGATGTAAGTAGCAACCTCTTCATCTGTTGATGATACCTTGATTGGAATACCAATAAAAAAACCGTTAAACGTATCTACTATGTATTTAGCAAAGTTTACGATTATACGGTTATCCGGTTTGTATTGTGGTTTATCCTGGTACATCATAATTGGATAGAACCCTTCATATCCATCTTTTAACTTTTTATATCTTGAACCATTTAATTGCTGGTGCTTAGCAATGTATTTATTCAAATATTTGATATCCATTGTTTCATCATCGGAAATGGTAAAAATTTCATCTTTTGCAATTACCTCTAATGTCTTCATTAAATACCTCCTTCCAAATCGGTGTTAAGTCCTGAACCTTTTAAAATTGTATAAATAAAATATCTGATAGCATCCATTGCATGGTCATTTTGCTTAATTGGAGCATCTTCCCCTCGAGCACTTGCTTTAGGATCCCATGCATAGACTGAAAATTCCTTAATTGTATTTCTACATTTACTAAAAAACTTGATTTTGCATTGATTAAGCATTGTACTAACCAATCTAACACCATTTGATACATCATTCTTAGCTTTTTTAACCCTAAATCCTCTTTTCTTTAGTTCAGCAATAAATGATGCTGCAGAGGGATCTACAACAATTTGGAATATTTCTCTTTCGTTAAGAAATTTAACTAAATCATCCGCATATTCACTATCAGTTTTTTGAATCTTCTTGTCACGCCCTGAATAGTAATATTCATCAACACAATACCAAATACCATCAGTTCCTTTATTCCAAAGCAAAAAGACCATGGCATTTTGTGTACCATAGTCACAACTGACATATCTACAACTTTTACTATCAATCAAACAATCACAATCATCAACAACATGTTTATCTTTGTTAAACATATCATAAATGATACCTTCTGCAACAGTCCAAAGTCCTTTGATGTATCTATCATAGAAAACACCGCTCCATTGACTTTTGTATCTTTGTTTGATTTTCTCACTCAAAGAAAGATTGTCATCCATTGTAAAATGTAAGTAGATGATATTCTTTTCTTTTGCTTTATCAATCCAATTTGTTTTGAACCAATGAAATGGTCCATCAGGGTTGCAGTTGAACCACCATTTTGAACCTTCAACAGAACAACGAGCTGTTGCTTGGTTCACGAATGATTCAGGCATCAAAGCCACTTCATCAAAGAAGCACCCTGCAAGTGTGATACCTTGAATCAAATCTTGAGAACTTTCATCCTTGCCACCAAAAACATAAAAATAATTGGTTACACCTTTTTTAGTAATTTCAACCATGTTATCAGCTCGATGATCTTTCAGTTTATATCCCCTCGACCAAATCATTAGTTTTAAAATATTCAAAACGTTACGTCTAAATGAACCAATCGTCTTACCACACATTCCAAAGTTGCATTCAGTAAAATTAGACATAGCCCATATCACATAAGAAAGAGACATTGAAACAGTTTTTCCTGATCTGATTGAGCCATCGGCGATAATTCCATCTTTATCTTTAACTAGTGAATTCTCAGTCCACCAATTTAAAACCTTTCGTTGTTTCTTGCTAAAGGGTTTGAATTTGAAAACTGTTCTAATCTTCTTCATCTTCCCAATCCTCTTTTGCACTAGCGTTTAACGCTTCCAAGAAACCATCATTCACAATATTGTTTTGTTCATTTTTATCTTTCAAGTGTTCATCCAACCATTCAAGTGCTTTTAGTGAATCTGACATTTTCACTGCTTTTCCATCCATCTCGCTTTCATCCAAGAATGCAATTTCAATATATCTTTGGACTATATCATTTGGATCCAAAAGAATATCAGTATATAACTCTTGCTTTAGTCTTTTAATTTCTTCTTGGATTTCAGGTTTTTTAAACCATCTTGATGCCATGACACAAGCACTGTTATATTTAGCTTTGGGTTTTATTTTTAAATAAGCTTTGACCTTGTTATGATATTTTAAATAATATAAGCAAAAGAGCTGATGTTCTTCATCCAGACTTGTTTCTACTATTTCTTCAGCTATTTTTTTGCATTCTTTTTTGGTGTGCACACTTTTATTTTGGTGTGCACACTTTTTCTTCTTTTTTGACCATTCATAGCGACGGCTCCATGACTTAACAGTATTAATAGTTGTATTGTATTTTTTAGCAATTTCTTTTTGCTTCATGCCGTTTTTATAGTCTTCAAACGCTAACTCGTGTTTTTCCAAATCATGTCACCACCTCCATTTTTTTATTTATAGAAATTGCAGCTAAAACTGCTGTATTGTTTTTGAAAAAGAAAAAAGCTCCCGTAAGGAACTTTTTCGCAAGGGGTTTAACCTATATGTCTGAACTGTGATTTTAAATTAAATGGGATTGTTTCATTTCTTTAAAAACCACAATAGCATAATAACATGGAAATAAGGGTTCATTCTAGGTCCACTTTGGGTCCAATTAGGGCTCACTTTGGGTTCAATTTGGGTCCAAAATGGGTCCACTTTTGATAAAAGTTTATCATTTGTGATAAAAACAAAGAAAAAAGAATGAAATTTCTATTCATTCTTGATGCTTTCATAAAAAATATTATTCAATTTTTCAAGCGATGGGCGGTGTTCCATGTCAAGATATTTAGATAATTCTAAACATGCTTTTGGAAATTCTCTTTTGTAAGTTGATTTGCTGATACAAAACGATTCTTCTAATGTGTCAATCATTTCATTGTACCCTCTTGAACATACATACGTTCTAATAATGTTTCTATGACCTGCGTTTAGCAAATATACTAACGGCATAAATTTATCAAGTTCTTTGTTAAAGAGCTCTAGGCGCTTTGTTAGAAGCTCCCTGCGCAACATATTAGAAGTGATTTGTTCTCCTTTTGGTTTTGAAAAACCTCCAGGAGCTTCATCACTGTATTTAATTGATTGAGGGCTTGGAATGTCCTCAATTTCAAATGTTAAAGAGAATTTTTCAATATTTATTAGGCGTAATTCTCTAAGATATTTTTTAACTTCATCAATGATCTTCTTTTCTTCATCTGTATATTTCATTCCTTGCCCTCCAAAATAATTAATTATTAATTTTTATGATCTTGATAAATTGCATAAGCAATTATCCCTGCCAATTCAGCAAGGATAGTTGCTGCAACTCCACACCAAAATGGGTTAATGTACATTATTTATCACCATCTTCTTTTATTTCTACATTGCCTTCTTCAAGGTACTTTCTTTGTATTTCGAGTTTTTTAATTGCTTTCAAATGCAATTCCTTATCAAAATTAGTTGCACACGTTAAACGACCAATAACGTATTTGATTTCTTGATTAGTCAACTGACAATCATTAAGCTTTTTAATTAATATATTCATTTTAATCACCTTTTTTTGAATTTTTGACTGCATAAATCAATACCATACACAATACTTACGACCGAGAGAAAATAAAACATGAGTGAATTTCGATATGGTTGATTAATGATTGCAGTGATTATATGAGCTATGATGATTACAGTATAAATCGCTAACAGTTTTGTATTTTGTTTTAAAAACTTTTCTTTTTGTTGACGGTATTCTCGAAGCAAACCGTATAGATTGCTTATTGTTTCATTTGCAAGATCCAATCCACTAATCAATGCTTCATTTTGTTCTTTTAAATTTTTGCAACGTTTTTCTAAATCATTTTCAGCTTCTAATTTAATCTTCTGCATTATTTACCACCTACTCACTTGATTTGATATCAATAACACCATTTTCAATAACTTCTTTTGCTGGAAAGAATTGAATGTCATAGGCATAAGGATTTTCTTTTTTAGCTTTTGTTTGAATACAAGTGTATGTAACATCATTTGACAAATGCGCATAGAACAGCTTGTACTTTCCTTTTCCAGTTTTGATTGTTACGTTTAAATCTCCATCTTCATCACTATCAAGGGAAATCTTTCCCTCAACAGTGAATAATGGATCATTTGTTCTAGTATTAAGAGCAACGACTTTTCTTGTGATTTTAAAGTTGTTTGCATCTTCTCTAATATTCCAATTAACTCTAGATGCTTTTGAACATCCAGTTAAAGCAAATACGCTTGCTAATATGATTAATACTTTTTTCATTTATTTTCTCTCCTCTTTCTTTTTGATGTGGTGTCTTTCTTCATACCATTCAATATCTTCTTCAACACGTTTTAATAAATTCTTTTCTCTTACTAGATCCTTTTCACTTGCTCCTGGTCTAGTGATATAGTATTGCAAAGCATGTTTTACTGTTTGCATTCTTCTATACTGATTACCCATTTTTATCTCCTATATTTGGAATAGTAATTGGATAAAATCTTCCTTCTTGAAAAAATGTATTAGATAAATCATTGGATTTTATACATTCAAGAAATATCCATTCATTAGATTCTATTTCTTTAATTCTTACAATTTCTTCATAAGGAGCATCATATACCCACATACCAGGGGTTAAATCTTCAAATTTAAGGGGTTGAGGATGCTTGATTTCATTCATTGCATCCTCATAGCCTTCATCATATTGTCCTCTATCATAAATTAGAGCTTTTAGGAGTTCTTCTTTATCAACATTTATGCCAACTTTTTGTACAGCTTTAAATACTGAATTTTCAAAATCCTCATCCATCTTTTGAAATAATTCTTCCATTACTATTTCTATTGGTGACTTATACATTCTTCATACCTCCAAATCAATTCATCAATGGTTTCATCATCTTCGGCATCTTGAAAGTAGCCTCTCATCCTCATGCCGACTAATGTACTGATTTCATCAAAGTCATCTCCACCACATCCATCATCAGAAAATTCTTTTAATAAATCTAATTCAAATTTAGTCATCTTCCATCAACTCCTTTTTCCAATATTTTTTATCTTTTTTAGATTCTTTATCCGTTAAAACATCAATACAAAGATATAAACCTTCTAGTTTGTTGCAAGCATTATCTAAACCTTTTTTTACATCTTCGTAAGCTTTTTCTAATTGCTCACAATATCCTTCTAGAGCTTCTACATACAAACGGACTGCATCACCACCCATTTGAGTGCTTAAATCTGTATATTCTTCTCTACTAGGCTTCTCCATCCTCAACCACCTCACAGTTTTCTAAAAGTTCTTGAATTTCAAATTGTTCACCGCACCATATAAATTTGAACATGCTTCTAAATGGTTCATCTTCCATGTGACATGAATTCATTTTATATGTTGTGAACAATTCCGCTAAGTTGTGATAAGGCATTTTTTTATCACATGCCACTAATCTTAATGGTTCAAATTCTCCGCTATGATCTTTTCCGATATAGTTGTATCCACTATTTTGAAGTTTGATTAATAAATCACGTTCAAACTTTGTTATTTTAAATTTATTTTCTTTGGTTTCTATATTTCTTTCTCTAAAAAAGGCTTCTAAATTAAAAAATGAAGATATGTGAACTGTACAATAATCACTTTTTGCTGCTTGGTCTAATATTTCAACCGTATCTTCGATAAGAGCGATTTTGTCATGAGATAGATTCGTTTTTTTAGATAATGCATCTAAAAATAAAGCTTTGTCAGATTTATGTTTAACTAATATAATATGATCTTCGAGAATGCTGTATTTTTTCATACAAAATGCTACTTTTGAATCATATTCTTTTAGGCTTGATACTGAACATACATAAACATTTTCAGCACCTTTTCTTTTAATGAATTTTTGTAAAACTTTGACAGGTTGAACATTAGAATATACATCAATTCCTTTTTCTAACATTTCATCCCACTCATCATCATTTATACAATGTTTTTTATCTCCAAATTCATACGGAGCTAAAACACCATCAACATCAAATACAACCATTACTTCTTTTTTTAATAGATGATTAAATAATATCTCTTGTGCTGTCATTTAACTTTTCCAACCTTTCTTTCTCTCTTTTGGCTTTTTCTACTTTAAAAGCAAACACTTGATCATCATCAATATTAAACATCACTTTCAATTGATATAACATAATTTCAACGTCAGCTATTTCTTCAATTAAATTAGCATAATACTCCGGTTCAGCTGGTCTATCTTCATAGCGTAGCATCTTATTCACTGCTTGAATTAATTCAGCGCACTCTTCCATTAACTGTCTACATTGTGGTTCTTTGCCATATTTTTCAAGCGATTGTCTAAATATCCTTTTTGTTTCCGTTACTTTATCTATATATTCATCAACATTAAATTCTTCTATTTTATTCATCATCTATTACCTCGCAATTATCTAGAATGTTTTGAATTAAAGTAGGTTCTTCATCTTCCCATGAAAGAAAATCAAATATTTCTTTTTTGAAAACATCTCTAAAGCCAGCAATATTACCCCTACCATATACAGTCCATCTTTTGTTTTTATCTTGTGTATATTTTTCAGGCTTAAATTTATAACACCAAACAGCACCGTCTTCATCTTTTGCAATCCATTCATACTTATCATTTAAACTTTCTAAAAAGTATTTAGTTGCTAAAGGAATTTTAACCTTTGGTTTTGGTTCAATGTATTTTTTGTAGAGCCATTTTATTTTATTTTGAGGACAACTACCAAAAGGGTTACTTATGAACTCGCACCTTTCGCAAATATTAATACACCTGACACATTCATCGTTTTTTATCGCAAAATTATAATTTAATTCTTTGATTTTTTCTTCATACGCTTCAAAATTTTTCATATCAATACACCCCTAAATAGTAACGTTTGATATTTTCCTCACCGAATTTATCAATGAGATTTTGAACTGTTTCCTCGCTGTCAAAATAAATATCTTTATGTTGAACACTAAAAAGACAATCATGTTTTATTTTTTTATTCACGTGGTCATACCAAATATAATAATTATTGCTATTATATTTAAATTCTCTAGAAGCGTCTCTGAAAGCTCTTTGAATGTCACAATAAAGTTGACATTCTTCTTTTGTTTTAAATATACGATTGTATTTAATAATATTTTTACTTATCTCTCTTTCATCACAAATAAAAATAGTTGGGTTTAAATTAGAATTTGCTGTCCAATATTTTTCTCCATTTTTAGGCTTCCAGCCTTTTGGTGTTGGTTCAAAACTGTTTTTGTTCTTTTTAAGTTCTTCTAAAACTTTTCTAACTTCTTCTAACATAGTTTCTAATTCTTTTACTGTTTTCATTGTTGTTCCTCCTTAGTACCGCTTTTTCTGCAATCTACAGATTTTTTTACACCTTAACCTTTCTTAACGCTTTAATCTGTATAAACACAAATAGTGTTTCCTTCCACTCGATAGCCAAAACATAAATTACCACCATCACAAAGAAGAGCAATTTCTCTATCAGTTAAATTAGGGGCGTTTTTAAGAACTGTATATTTTACATGAGCGTATCCAACGTTATTGCATGACACAACAACATCGTAGTCATCCATGTTGATTTCACTAGGTCTTCCAATCTTAAATTTGTATTTTTCCATTAATTCCTTATATGTTTCATAATTTGATTTTTCATTTCCCATTTTTATAATTCCTCCTTAACGATATCTTTCATGTCATTTTTGTAATAACAATCTTCACATACTGCATAGCCAAATCCACCGCTATTCAAGATGATTCTTGATGTATAAGAAGCTCCATACATGATTTTCTTTCCGCATTCACAACAGGCAACTTTCTTGTTCATATCATCTTCGTAATATGTAGACCCTTCAGGCAATGTGTAATCTTCATATTGGCCAGTTTCCAAATCATACTTTCTAGCAAAGGCATGATCCATTGCAGTTTTTAATAAATCAAAATACTTTAAAGCATCATCTTGTGTCATATCTTTATAATTTGCATCGAGGACAACAACACCACGCTCTTTACAAAGTTTTGACCATTCTTCACCTGTCATTTGTATCACGTCCTGCCACTGGCTTATTACACATGAAATCTTCAAAATCCATATTGCAATCGGAACAGATTTCTGCTTTCTTTCTTACAAGTCCCACGCCACCATCATTTTTTAATCCATACGCTTGATATGAGATTTTATAATTTGTAACCTCTTTGGTTTTGAAAACTCTTTTACATCTATCGCACTGAACAATTCCTCTATCTATTTTCATGATTCGCTTCCTCTCTTCTTTTCTTTACGATCAATGCGAGTCTTTCATTTCTTTCTTTGACTCTTAAATTTTGCATTCTCAAACGATAATTTTCATTCTCGAGATATGCAATTTTTTTCTTGAGGGGCAAATAATTATCTTCACCCCATTCAAGAAGTAATTTTCTTAATTCATCACACTTTGACATCTCTTAATTTCCTGTTCAATTTTCTTAAAAGTTTGTAAGGAAATGGATTTTCTTCTAAATATTCAAAATAGCTGACTGTTGTTGAAAATCCCTTTATTCCATCAAAATTTCCATGTGAGTAAGGTGTAGCAATGATTTTATTCAAAGCAGCTTCAATATCACCATCAACAATCCTTTTATCAGCACTACCCATGCACATTGCATTTCCTGTCAACATGTTTGGCATTGCATATTCATATAACTCAGTTTCAGGACCTTTGTATTTCTTATAGCAATAACATTGGATGCCTTTTACGATTTTGTTGTCATATTTAACAATATAAATAGCATTAGGAAAATTGATTTTGTATGAATGATTATTATAAGTAACATATCGCATATTCTCATTTTGCTTTATAACGGTATAATCAATACCGGCACCTATTGTGTTTTCAGAAAACAATTTTATGTTTGCTTTCTCATGCTGATCTTTGATAAAAAAATCATTAAAAAGTTTTACCAGTTCTTCTTTTGAAAGCATTTTGAATGTAATCTTCTCGTTTTGTTTGATACATAATTCAGCATCATCTTTTTTATTGTTTAAACGAATGATTGCTTCTCTCATTACATGATCACCTCGCTTTTTGTCTTTAATGTGTTTGAAAGAGCTGAAATCAAAGCATTTGAAGTAAATTTATAATCACAATCATCTACTTTTCTTTCGACTATTATTTGCAACAATTCCGTATTGTGCCTTTCTTTTTTTGAAACATTGGCCATGATTTCTAGAGCTTCATTTGCCACTCCAAAATTCAAATCAGGATATTCCCATCCTTCAATTTCAATGTTTCTTACGTTTCCTTTAACAAATTGACCATTTATAAATCGATATCCAAAACCATATAGCATTGCTCTTATTTGATAGCTCTTTTTATAAAGCTTTCTGAATTTCCTAGCTTTTCCCTTATTTTTGAATTTGATATACAGGAACTGTATTTCAGTGGTACCTAGATTGTAATAATCAACCTTAGGTTCGGATAATGTTTCATCCGAGTACTCACACCACTCTTTGGCTTCTGCATATATTTCTCTAAAGACACCTTTTAATTGTGGAATAATAAAACTTACATTTACAAACACTTCATTCTGTTCATCATATAATCCTTCAATCAATGTTTCAAAACCATCAACTGCAAATTCGTTTCTGTCAAAAAAAGGACTTAATATAACTTCTTCAAATTCATAGTCGATAACATCTGGAAAAACATGCTCGTCTAATAAGTCAATTTCTTGAAAGTTTTGTATCAGATCATTAGATTCATCTTCTTCAAATGCAATCGTTAAATCATCTATAGCTTTTGGTGATGTATAGCTTAAAGCGTTGATGAAAAACTTTTCATAAGTGTTAGGTTCTAATTTATCTGGAACATAATCAGTCGTAAAAAACTGTCTCAAATCTGTTGACAAGTTGAACACCTTCTTTCAACTGATACATGATTAAAGCGTTGCAATGTTCCAATATCGATACGGCCATTTTTGCATTGGTCACTAGAAACTGAACATTTCCTTTGGCGGCCTGTTCTTGACAAGAAACGTCAAGTGGGTGCTTATCTAAATCAAATTTGTAACATTGACTTCTCAAATTGCTTTGTTGAATACCATTCTTTTTTGTTGTGATATAGATATTTCCTTCATATTCACTATTTGCTGAGTCGATATAAATAACATCATCAAGCTTTTTAAATACCTTTTCTAAAATCATTCTTGTAGCATCATTATCGACACATCCTATAATTACAGGAACATATCCCTTATCATCTTGGATAAGAGCAAATAAACTTTCATAAGTGCAATATTTATCATCGAACTCACACTCTATTGGATAAAGAGAATTGATTTTTCTCGATAATGCCAAAGCCTTATTATCACCGATGTCTTGAGCTTGGTATCCTTGACGTTCAATGTTTTTAGATTCGACTGTATCACCATCTAGTAGCATCATTTTATGTGACGTTCCTAAAAGAAGTTTTGGGAGGTCTCTTGCTAAAAGAGAACCAGTCCCACCAACTCCAATTACATAGAATTTATATCTTGTATAATTATTGGCCATGCCAACCACCTAGCCTTTTCTATGTTGTTTTCCAGTTACAACAAGAACGTTGTCATCCTCGATATAACTGTATTCCATTGTTCCTGCAAACTCATAATGACGGTGTTGTAACATGATGTCCGTGATTTCCTTTTCTGTATAATCTTGACCATCTACAAACCCATAAGAAGAAATATCAATCAATCTTCCTTCAGAGTATACTCCAAATGGATACTTGTAAGTTTTTTCAGTACTTGCTTTTTTCTTAGGTACTTTTTTACCTGCAGGTTTTTCTTCTTTTTTAGATTCTTCTGCAATTTCAGTTGCTTGTTTTTCAGCTTTTGCAACTGGAGCAGGTTGTTGATCAGCTTCTTTTGGTGCTTCTTCAACCTTTTTCACTTCTTTGACAACTGTATCTTTTACATCTTCTTTAGCTGATTCCTCAGCTTTTTTCTTTGCTTCTTGTTCTTCTCTAACTAAATCAAACAATCCCATAATTCTATCCTCCTATTTTGGCCTTCTTTCGCCAACTTCTTCTAGACATATTTTTAAACATTCATTTTCAGCAAATTCACGAATGATAACCAGTTCACACACTTGAATATCGTCGTAATATGCCACATTATTGAGTGCATCCAAAACTACTTTTATGATGTTATCGATATCCGGTTTAACGGTACATAGAAACGTTTTATCTAATAGCCAACCTCTTAATTTTTTAGTGGTCGACTTAGGAATTTCTCTGTATGCAAATATCTTCACCCTCAACGCTTTATCACTTTGATAACTAGTAGTTTTTCGATAGCACATTGCTATTTTTTGTTCGTAATCCCTTGTTTTTTTAGGCGTGTACGCTCTTACGAATTTTCCTTGCGTAGTAAATCTCGGTCTGCCTTTTCCAACGATTGCTCCTGGTACAGTGAACCAAAACTTCTTGTAGTTCGCTTGTATTCCAAGATTAAGCTCGCATTGGGTCGAAATCATCTTCTAATTCCTCTGGAACAACAGTGTCTTCAAGAAGCGCATCCAATTGTTCCTCTTCTTGATAATCATCTTCTACCACTTCAACTTCAGGTTCTTCTACATCCATATCTTCGAATTCGTCATAGTTCGTAGGTTGCTGTACGAGTTCCATTGCTTGTTGATCACAAGCGCTTTTCTTAGGATCCTCTTTGATATTGAAGTAAACTGTCATTGTGATAGTGGTTTGTCCACCGTTTAATTCTGCTTGATCACATGCTGCCAAATAATATGGGTTCCAATCACCAGCTAATGTAATAAATTCATTGTCACGTTCTGCATCCAACATATAGATATCTGGAAATCCTATTTTGTCCAAAATCTTGTTATCTTCTTCAGAAATCCATCTTTGTGTCACTTCAACGATTTTTGGAATCTTGTAAGGATCACCTTTATCAACAGAAAAAATCTTTTTCGACATGTAACCCGCATGCTTGAAGAAATTTCTAACTGCAATCAAATATGATTCTTGACAGCTGAAATGTTCAGCTTTCGCCAATTTCATATCTCCGTTAGGTAATTGTGATAGTTCATAAGGGATTTTTCCAAACTCTCTTAATTCATCATCTAAAAGCAAATTACTTTGAAAGTCATAAACTGCAGCATAGTTGTTACATACTAAATAGAGCTTTTCATCACCATAAAATACTGGTGTGTAAGTCTTGTTTTTTCCGATGATTTCTTTCGCGATTGAAAGAAATTTGTAGAAAAACGGTTCTTCATCCTTTTTTATTAGCATTTTCATTTCTCCTTTTTGTTTGATTTATTGTTTTTGCGGTCAAATCTTCATCCTAACGAATGTTTTTAGATAATTGGTAAAGTTAATCATCTTTAAAACAAACACTCGATAGAAACGAAAATTTTAAGTTTTTTATTTTAGACTAGAATTGAATGTCATCTTCCATGATGTTGAAAGGTGGATTTTCATTCATAAAACTGTCTTGTTGTTGATTTTGCGTTGGTTGTTGGTACTGATTTGGATTGTATGTCGATTGTGAATGATATTGTTGTTCTTCATATTTGTCTCTAGGCTTTGTTTCTAAAAACTGAACTGAATCACATACAACTTCAGTAACATAGACACGTTGACCTTGAGCGTTGTCATATGATCTTGAGCGAAGTCTTCCTTCAACTCCAACCAATGAACCTTTGGAACAGTACTTGTCGACGTTTTCAGCGACTTTATTCCATACAACGCATGAAATATAATCAGCTTGTTGCCCATCTGCAGAATTATAGTTACGATTTAACGCTAACGTAAAGCTTGTAACTGCTGAACCGTTTTGAGTTCTTCTAAGTTCAGGATCACGTGTCATCCTACCAACCATAACTACTCTGTTTATCATATTTTTTACCTCTATTTTGATTTTGAAGTTTTTGCTCTAATCTTGCCTTTGCTTCTCCCCTGTATGTAAGAACTCCAGCATTGCGTTTTCTAACATGTTCTTCATGCAGCATCTTGATTGACTCCTTGTCGTAACTGCATTCTTTAAATTTTTCGATATTTTTCTTAGCTTCCTGAGAATTGAAGAATCTAAATGGAAAGTTTCCATATTCTTCATCTTCAAAACTAACAATTACGGTGTAGGGTTCAATTAGTTCAATTGTGTAATCAGGAACTTCAATGTTAGAAACGATTTCAGCAAGATTAGGAATATATCTGTTAGACTTTGAAAATTTAACAATTGCATTTTGAACTTGTTCATAAGAGAAATCTTCAAACATCATCATCCATGTTTCAATGGTATCTTTCGATTCAATGATTTTGGAATTTGGATAAATGTTTTTGTAAAATTTCAAAATCTTTTTAATTTCCGTTTTTTCCAAAATTTTCAAATTCCTTTCAAAATGTTGTGTGCCTACTATATATAGCAATCTGCAATGTCGTATGCGAAGGATTGTTATCTGTGAGTGTGCACACACCACTCTTGTTTTATCTTGTTTTTTCTTGTTTATTTTGTTTATATTGTTTATATATAGAAAGGGGTTGTGTAATTTTTACATATCGGTTGTGTAATTTTTACATATCGGTTGTGTAATTTTTACATATCGGTTGTGTAATTTTTACATATC